AAAGATGTAATAGTTGATGAAGCTGAAATGAAAGATGGTCTACTTAAAATTAAACTTGGTTACAAAGAACCAAAAGAAATTGAAGGTATTAAAGTAGATATTAAATAGTATCTATGATAAAAAGGAGTGGAAATTTATATCCACTCCTTTAACTCTTCACCCATAATTTGCGAAGCAATATTTATTTTTTTGCGGAGGGCCTTTACAATTTTTTCATCTACTGTGTTCTCTGCTATAATATCTACGTAAGTCATTTTTCTTACCTGACCGTGTCTATTAATTCTAGCTTCTGATTGAGTCCTTTTTTCTAAATCATAACCATTAGAATAATAAATCATTGTGTTTGCCTCTGTTAATGTAATTCCATAACCGCCTGTTTGAGGTGTACCAATTAAAAATTTAACTTTACTATTAGGATCCTGTAACAATTTAATATTATCTTGTCTTTCGTTTTGTGGAGTATCTCCATAATAAGTAACATAAGAATCCTTACCAAATTCTTTTTCAACAGCTTTAATAATAACGTTTATATCATATCTATAGTGCGCCCAAATAACTGCTTTGTTTTCAACTTCTCTTAATATATCTATTAATGAATCTAATCTTTCATTTTTAATTTCTTTAATAGAACCATCATCAGCAGTAAAATGACCACAAGTTATTTGATGCAATCTCATCAATTGAACAAGTGCTGTTGCTGTTGTCATAACTTTACCATCCATAGCAGCAAGAGCTATTTGTTTCATAGAGTCATATATTTTTTGTTGTTCCTTAGACAATTGAATAATTCTTTTTGTGTACACATAATCTGGTAAATCTAAACAATCTTCTTTTAAAACTCTGTATGAAAATGGTTCTAGTTTTTTAGACAATTCATCAAGATTACGATAACCAACAACTAATTGAATAGATCGTCCACCAAAGTTAGCAGTTTTTAATACTGCATAACGAGTTCTAAAAGCATAATAAGAACTATAATCCAATAAACAAGGATCAAGAAACTCGCATTGTTTATATAGATCTAATGGAGATTTAGTGACGGGTGATCCAGTTAAAATTCTTCTGTACTTGGCTAATCTACCTAAATTAACTATTGATTTGGTTCTAATAGCATCTGGATTTTTTATAGTGGTTGATTCGTCAATAGCCATTAAAGTATTATGACAGCTTAAAAACTTTTCAGCAAAAGCAACTCCATGTTTTGTAGACATAGATTCTACATTCATAATTAACAAATGTAATTCATGACCTGATTCAAATAATGGTGTAACTTCTTTAGAAACTATTTTATTATTTTTCATAAAAAAAGCTTTCCATAAAACTTTTTTTGATTCTATGTGTTTAGGTAAATGTGTTGGAATTTCTATATCACTCCAAGTTTGATAAACACCTTTAGGTGCTATAATTAAAGCGCCATCAATCTTACCTTTGTCATAAAGCATTGCAATATTATCAATAAGAACCTTTGATTTACCGGTTCCCATTTCCATAAAATAAGCAAATACTTCCTTATTCAAGGACTTCTCTAACGCCGTTATTTGATGCGCATAGGGTTTAGTTTTAAACTTATAATTCATATATTTAACTCTTTATCTTTCTATAAAAACTAATTATAACATACTCATTATTAACTTGTCAAATAAGAAAGTATGGAAAATACTGTTTATGTTATACAAGAATTACCTGGTACCAGAATGGGACAACCAAAATTTAACATTTTGGGAGCACAGAAATTTGGTAAATTAAAAACATTATTACCAGAATATTCACAAATAATATTAAGTCCAGGTCCATTAGTGGCGAAATTAAGGTCTTTATTAAAAGATTACACACCAAAAGACTATTTACTACTTACAGGTGATCCTGCCATAATTGGTGTAGCCTGTTCTATAGCATCAGATATTACAAATGGTAGATATAATGTGTTAAAATGGGATAGACAAGAACAGACTTATTATTCTATTGAAATTAATTTATATGAGAAAGGAAATATTGAATCCTAGATATTGACATAATATTTAAATTAGCATATACTTTCGTTTATGAAAGTAAATAAACAAAAAACAGAAAGAAATGAAATGCAAAATATAAACTTTGAACAAGATCAAACAAACTCATTAACACAGATTAATGATGCTAAATCTTTATCTGATCAAGTAGTTAAATTAAAAAATCTTGAAGATAAAATTTTAAACGCAGAAGAAAATTTAAAAAAATTAAAAGAAGAGGCAGATGTTCTATCGGGGGAAGTAATTCCTACAATGATGACTGAAATGAATATCTCAACATTGAAATTAGCAGATGGTACCGCTGTAGAAGTGAAACCCATCTACGGTGCTTCTATTTCCGCTGAAAGGAAAGAAGAGGCATTTAACTGGCTTCGTGAAAACGGTTTAGGTGACCTCATCAAAAATGAGATTACTGTTTCCTTTGGCCGCAACGAAGATAACAAGGCAATTGCTTATGCAAACCTTGCAGCAGAGCGTGGTTATCAACCATCCCAGAAATTAAAAGTTGAACCCATGACTCTCAAAGCATTGGTCAGAGAGCGTATCGAAGCTGGGAAAGATATGCCCTCTGATCTATTTAACGTGTTCGCAGGAAACCGAACCAAAATAATAAGGAAATAAACATGAACAAAGTACAAAGCACAATGGACCAAGGGACAAAAAAGTCCAACGCAGTGTCTGAGAAAGCAACTGCGGGAGCTTTATCTGTTAATCTTTTTGAACAAGACGCAGATAAAGGTCTAAGTAATATGGGTCATGAAGATCTAGCATTACCTTTTCTTAAAATACTAGGACAATTATCTCCAGAAGTTAATAAGAGAGATGGTAAATATGTTCAAGGCGCTGAACCTGGAATGATTTACAACTCTGTAACAGGAGAGTTGTTTGATGGTGAAAAAGGAATTGAAGTTTTACCTTGCCATTATAAATTAGAATATATTGAATGGCAAGATAGAGGTGAAGGTTCTGGTGCTCCAGTAGGAATACACTCATCATCAAGTGATATATTAACAAAAACAAAAAGAGATGCTTCTTTTAAAGATAGATTACCAAATGGTAATTATGTCGAAAAAACTGCAAGTCATTTCTTAATTGTTTGTGGTCAAACTCCAACAACAGCTTTGTTGGCTATGAAGTCTACTCAATTAAAAATTAGTAGAAAATGGAATAGTATGATGGCCAGTATAAAGATGAAGGGTAAAAATGGATTGTTTACACCAGCATCTTTTAGCCACATTTATAAATTAAGATCTGTTCAACAATCCAATGATAAAGGAACTTGGTTTGGTTGGGAAGTTAGTAAAGTAGGTCCTGTAGAGGATTCTTCTTTATATCAACAAGCCAAAGCGTTTGCTGAAAGTGTTTCAAGAGGAAACATTAAAGTAAAGCATGTTGAGTCCAACGGATCTGAAAAAACATCTGAGGCACACTTTTAATAAGAAATCGGGGCAGGGTAATACCTGCCCTAAACAAATAGGGCACAATGGAGAAAGAGTTTGCAGAAATATTTAGCGGGCTAAGGAGAAATTTTGGTATCGCTTACTTGGATGAATTTACCATTGATGAAAAAACAGGAAAGAAAAAACCAAAAAAATACGGTTGGTCTTTTAAAGAAATAACTAATAAAAATTATTTAGACCATTTAAAAGGCACAACATCTATTGGTATACAACCTTGTGATGATGATGGCATGGCAAGTTTTGGTGCCATAGATATTGATGATAAGGAACATAGCTATTCAAACTTTCCATATAAGAAATATTTAGATATTATAAAAGAAAATAATCTTCCGTTAATACCAGTTAAATCAAAGAGTGGTGGCTTACATTTATATTTATTTTTAAAAGAAAAAACTAAAGCAGTTTTTTTAAGAAATTTTTTAGAAAATTTATTATTCACATTAAAACTAAAACCAAATACTGAAATATATCCTAAACAAACTGAACTTGGATTTGATGAAGAAAAAAAAGAATGGTCTAATGGTCAGTACATAAATCTCCCTTACTTTAATAAAAACGAAAGAGTTGCAATTAATTATGATGGCACTCCATTTACATTAGATCAGTTTATTAAAGTAGTTAATTATAATAAAAAAACAAAAGAAGAACTAGAAGAGTTTTCGCTTGCCCTTGTGAAAACTGTCTTACGAGGAGGACCTGATGAATTTAATGATGGTCCTCCTTGTCTACAGATTTTATCAAAAGATAAATTATCAGATGGTAGAGACAGATGGTTGTATAATTACATGGTTTTTGCAAAAAAAAAATATGAGGATAATTGGCAAAATGTTGTTAAAGCAGCACCACAAAAATATTTTATAAAAGATTCTAACGGTGTTATATTAGATGATTGGGGATCAGAAAAAAAAATAATAGATAAAATTAAATCATGGAGGAAAGATAGCTTAAAAGGATATACGTGCAATCAAGAACCCATTGTTAATTTTTGTATGAAACTAGAATGTCTTAAAAGAAAATATGGTGTTGGATCTGATAGAACAAGAATGTTTCCACCTTTATCTAATTTAGTAAAAATAAATTATCCAGAACCTGAATATACTTTTAATGTTGAATTACCTGAAAGTAAAGGAAGCAAAGCAGTTAGAGCTAAAGATATAAAACAAATAAAAGATCAAGAGGAATTAAGAGCTCTGATAATGAAAACTGCAAATATTTTTGTAGCAAAAGTAAAAGGAGATGATTTTGAAAATGTTATTGCTAAACTATTTCCTCCAATAGAAATACATCAACCACCTAAAGGAACCACTCCTGATGAGTTATTACATGAATATCTTCAAGAGTATGTTAACGGACCTAAAGCAAAATCATATGCTTCTTTTAAATCAGGTGCGGTATTAATAGAAGATGGACATGTCTATTTTAAATTTTCAAATTTTTTTAACACATTAAAAAATAAAGAATGGAAAGAAGGTAAAGAAAGAACGGCTCAAAGAATAAAAGAAAGATATAAAGCAGAGTATGGAATTAAAAAAAGATTTCCAAAATTAAATAATGAAAGCGCTAACTACGAGGCAATAGAGGTTGTAAAAATAAATTTAAATGTGAAAGAAAATGAGTTGATAAAAAATATAGCAGAAACAGAAATAATAAAAATAAAAGGTAATAAAAACATATTCTAATGATAAAAAAAATATTAGGTCCTCCTGGCACAGGTAAAACAATGACATTATTAAATGAAGTGAATAATTATTTAATTAAAGGGGTTCCCTTAAATAAAATTGGTTACTTTGCATTTACTAGAAAAGCAGCAACAGAAGCAAAAGATAGATTTTTAAAAAAAAATAAAAATTATTTAAAATCAGATGTTAAGTTTTTTCAAACCCTTCATTCATTAGCTTTTCATACTTTGGGTATGAGTGAGGATAATGTAATGCAACCAATTCATTATGAACAAATAGGTAAAGAATTAAGTATAAGAGTTAATTATTATTCAGAGGCAGATGATAGTGGTTATCTAAATTGCGATAATGAATATTTTAAATTAATTAATAAGGCACGAATTAAAGATATACCTATTGAAGATGAGTTTAATACCAATGAATGGAATAGAGAAATAGATTTTGAATTATTAAACCACATATATAAAAATTTTTTAAACTACAAAAATTCTTATAATCTTTATGATTATACAGATATGATTACTCAGTTTATTAATAATAAAGATAAGTGCCCATCCTTTGACGTAGTTTTTATTGATGAAGCTCAGGATTTATCACCAATACAATGGAAGATGTTTGATATTTTAAATGTTAAATCAAGAGATATATTTATAGCTGGAGATGATGATCAAGCCATATTTGCATGGGCTGGCGCTGATGTTAATAGATTTATTGACCAACCGGCAGAAGAGGAAGTATTACAACAATCAGTGCGTATACCCCAAGCTGTTCAAGAGATATCAAATATAATATTAGATAGAATACAAGGTAATAGAAAAGAAAAAATATATTTTCCTAAAAAAGACGATAAAGGAAATGTTGTTCAGGGTAAGGTAGAATCTATATTTAATTTTGATAATTTAGATATAACTAATGATAAATGGTTAATATTAACAAGAACTGTTTATAGAGCATTAGAAATATCTAAACAATTAAAGGAAAATAATCTTTACTATAAAAATAGATTTGGAAAAAGTTATAATAGTAAACTTTATAAATCAATTTTAAAATGGACCTCTTTAACAGAAGGTAATGAAATATCTATTGCGGACTGTAAGGATATTTATGAATATTTAGAAAACCAATTTAATGAAAGTAAGTTTGGAAACAAATTAACAGTTAAAATGGAAGACCTTGGTTTTAGTAAAAATATTAAGTGGTATGATGCTTTTGTTAACGTAGATCACAATGAAGAATTTTATATTAGAAGTATGTTATCTAATGGAGAAAAATTATCTGAAGAACCAAGAATAGAAGTATCAACCATTCATGCAGCAAAGGGTGGTGAATGTAAGAATGTTATTCTTGTATTAGATAATGCAAGAAAAATTAGGGAGTCAACCGCCGAGAGTGCAAACAAACAAGATGAGGAACACAGAGTTTGGTATGTAGGTGTAACAAGATCTATGGAAAATCTTTATCTATTTAAATCAAAAAAAGAAAGGTATGGTTATCAACTATGAGTAATAAAGCATTTTTTAAACAAATAGGAGGAGCACATTATAAAAAATACGCGATACAACCCTCTTTATTTATAAATAAAAATAAAATACTATTTGCTGAAGGTAGTGTAATTAAATATATTTGTAGACATCAAGATAAAGGAAAGAAACAAGATTTATTAAAAGCTATACACTATATACAAATGATTATTGAAAGAGATTATTCATGAAGGTGCCAATATTTGAAGCGCAAAAAGAATGGGTTGAACCGGAAGAATTTCCTGATCTAAGATCATATGATGAAATTGCAGTTGACTTAGAAACAAGAGATCCTGATTTAAGAAAAAAAGGATCTGGTTCTGTTATAGGTAATGGAGAAGTTGTAGGTATAGCTGTCGCTGTACCGGGTCGGTCTTTTTATTTTCCAATAGCACACGGATCAGGGCCCAACATGGATCGAAAAAAAGTTTTATCTTGGTTTGCTGATACAATGGCAACTCAATCACTAAAAATATTTCATAACGCAATGTACGACGTTTGTTGGATAAGGAAATTAGGTATTAAAATCAATGGTTTAACTGTAGATACTATGATTGCAGCTTCTTTGGTTGATGAAAATAGATTTAAATATTCTTTAAATGAATTGTCTTGGGATTTTATTGGTAGAGGTAAAAGTGAAATAGCTTTAAATGAAGCAGCCAAATCTAGAGGATTAGATCCTAAGGAAGATTTATGGCAACTTCCAGCCATGGAGGTTGGATCTTATGCTGAAAAAGATGCTGAACTTACACTAGAACTTTGGCAAACATTAAAAAAAGAAATTATTCATCAAGACATTGAATCTATATTTAACTTAGAAACTGATTTATTTCCATGTCTAGTTGATATGAGATTTAAAGGAGTAAGAGTTGATATAGAAAGAGCACACAAACTAAAACAGCAATTAACAACACAAGAGCATGAACTGTTATTAAAAGTAAAACAAGAAACAGGGATAGAGCCCCAGATTTGGGCTGCAAGAAATATTGCAAAAGTTTTTGATAAACTTCGCTTATCTTATGATATAACTGAGAAATCATCTGCACCATCCTTTACTAAAAATTTTTTACAAGAACATAAACACCCTATAGTTCAAATGATTGCTAAAGCAAGAGAAATTAATAAAGCTCATACAACTTTTATCGACACCATTATTCGATATGAACACAAAGGACGTATTCATGCTGAGATTAATCAAATAAGATCA